AAAATCAGATGATACTAAGGACATGGAAACGCATCTTGTACCAGACGAGTCATTCTTTGCCGAACGTGGAGAGAGAATGCCGTGGTCAGAAGCTGTCAGTGTCATCGAGAGTATCGTAATGACAGAAGCAGAGAACATTCAGGATCATGATGGTGATTCGGTGTTCGCAGAGACAGTGAGAAGATCATGGCAGAGAATCCTACAAGGGTAGAGCATGGCATGAATAGAATCATCAATCTGCTGGAGGAGCAGAGGGTGGAACTATTGACTGCTGGTATGTACAAAGAAGCGGATGAGGTGCTCAAGAGACTAGAGTCTTATCGCGCTATGAAAAACAACGCCCACGCTATGGCGTGGCTGGAGGAAGCTAATGGCTGACATCATCTCTTTCCCGAAACAAACCATGTTTCTGGACGACAACCCTGTCCCCGTTGTGTGCGAGATAGCAGGGCAGACACTAAAGAACGTGGTCATACTCGGAGAGACTGAAGATGGTGAGGTCAAGATGATGACAACAGAACCCGACATTGCAGACATACTATTTTATCTGGAGTCTGCGAAGCTGGCGATTCTGTCAGGAGGTATGAATGACGGAGATTAACCTATCAAAGAACAACGAGGCGTACCTGTACATCCTCGACCAGTACAGAGCGGGCGAGATGAATCTTACAGAAGCCCTTATCATGCTGAATAACTACTGTGACATGAAGGAAGAAGTCGCACTAGATATTCTCACAACCGAACAGCGTGACAACGTTATCCAGTTGGCTAAGTGATATGTTCAACTACAAGACGAAGCCATATGCCCATCAGGAGCAAGCCCTACAGCTATCGCATGACCAGCGCAACTATGCCTACTTCATGGAGATGGGATGCGGGAAATCAAAGGTACTCCTCGACAACATATACTGGTTGGCGAAGCAGGGACAGATCGACACGGCGGTTATTGTCGCGCCGAAAGGCGTGTACCGTAACTGGCTCAACTCGGAAATCCCAGCCCACTTCCCAGAAGACCTTCCGTATGAGGTATATACATGGAGTGCGTCTCCCAAGAAGAAGGAAAGAGACCACCTATCAGAAGGGGTTACGAAGCGTGATAAGTTCCGCTTCCTACTGGTCAACGTGGAAGGATTTGGAGCGTCACCCAAGGTGGCGAAATATGTGGTGGCCTTCACACAACAGGCGCGTTGGTTACTTGCTGTTGATGAGAGCACAACTATCAAGAACCACAAAGCCAAACGGACTAAGACTCTGGTGGAGGTTGGTAAGGGTGCCGAGTTTAAGCGGATACTCACGGGTTCACCTGTCACGAAGTCGCCATTGGATCTCTACTCACAGTGTGGATTCCTTGACCCGAAGCTGCTCGGACACGCAAGCTACTGGTCTTTTCAGGGACGTTATGCGGTTACACGCCAGCAAAAAATGGGTGCACATTCCTTTACACAGATTGTGGGGTATCGGAATCTGGAAGAGCTTTCGACAAAACTTAAAGGTTTTTCGTTCCGTGTTACCAAGGCTGAAGCGTTAGACTTACCAGATAAAATATATACCACCCGTAATGTTGCGATGACCAAAGAGCAGATGCAGCATTACCTGACGATGAAGAACAAAGCTATCGCCCTGCTCGATGACGGGGAGTTGGCAAGCGCACCAGCAGTGATGACACAGCTACTCAGGCTACAGCAGATACTGTGCGGGCACATCATGTCGGACGATGGGGAACTGATAGAGTTTCCAACCAAGCGTATCGATGCAATGCTGGAAGCTATCGAAGAGATGGAAGGCAAGGTCATCATCTGGTCACGGTTCAGGTATGACATCCAGCGCATCCTCATGGAACTCACGGCAAAGTTCGGGGGTCGGGCGGCGGTCAGCTATTATGGTGATACCAGTGACGATGATCGTGTAGATGCTATCGAACGTTTTCAGAAGGGTGACGCTAGATTCTTTGTCGGTAATCCACAGACGGCTGGCTTTGGCCTGACGTTGACGGCGGCAACCAATGTGATCTACTACGCCAATGACTTTAACCTTGAGACACGGGCACAGTCAGAGGACAGATGTCACCGTATCGGTCAGCATCATCCCGTGACCTATGTAGACTTGGTTACCAGGGGGACAGTGGACGAGCACATCATCAAGAGTCTTCGTTCGAAGATTGATCTGGCGGCGGTGTCTTTGGGTGAAGAAGTCCGTCAATGGTTGGAACTGGATCCCCGCCGAAGTGACGATTAGACGCTTGGCTGGCGGCATTGAGAGTCCCCTGTGCTTTGGGGAAACGAGACAACTGATGTGGATACAGGGCACACCTATTGGTTTCCATGTCAACATACAGAAGTCGGACACCCAGCTTACGCTGAAGCGGCTTCAACTGACGAGAGATAATCGAGCCATCTTTTCTACGGCCTACTTTCTTCACGTCAAAAAGCAAAAACTCACCCTCTGGGGTGAGTGCAATAAGATCGATTGGGCCTTGCTCAATGAAGGGGGAATAAACATAGCAGTCTTGGGACATCAACCATGCGGCAGCGATGAGTTCGGAACCTTTCCCATCACGGGATTTGTGATCTGGTCTCATTATAGCCTTGACCCCCCGACCTGCTATAAGATAAACTATGATAACACATCTGCGACAAGGAGGCAAATCGTGGACACAAATAAATGGAAGTCAGTTGCGGTATCTATCGACATCTACAACATCTTGAAGAAGAGAGCCGACAACAATGATAGATCAGTTTCGAAAGAGTTGGCGCACATCGTGAAGACTCAGGAGAAAAGTGCCGAGCAAGTAAGTGCTTGACACGAGGGAGGTATCCCACTACATACGATACGGGTGCTCTGCGTAAGCAACACCCACCAATCCCGAAGGGGCTAAACTTTGAAGTACAACAATTAAGGAGTAACGAAAGATGAATGACATCTTTTCAATGATCGAAAACGAGAGTGTCGAAGCTGACAAGTTTGACACTGTCAACAAGGAAGGGGCATCGACTCTTTCCAATCTCATCAGGCAATCCCTACAAATAGACAAGGATATCGAGGACGCGGAAGCGCACCTCAAGAGCCTGAAGTTCCGTAAGAAGAAAGTAAACACAGAAGATATCCCTGCACTCATGGAGGAGATGGGCGTGGATTCTGTGGAAGTTGATGGGCACAAGGTGTCTGTCCGCCCGTTCGTGCATGCCCGCATCGATGATGCGAACAAGCCAGAGGCGTTTGCTTTCTTGCGTTCTATCGGTGAAGACGACATCATCAAGAACAACATCACGGTGGCGTTCTCGCGTGGTCAAGACAACGTGGCTGGTGCAGTCATGGACGACTTGCGGGGGCAAGGATTTGATCCTGTACAGAAGACGGAAGTTCATCACTCGACCTTGAAGGCGTGGGTGAAGAACCGTATCGAGTCAGGAAAAGAGTTAGACTTTGACACGTTCGGTGTCTTTGTCGGTGCAGAAGCGAAGATTACACGGAGGTAAAGATGAGCAACGCTGTACAAAAGAAAGAGACTACTGCAATCGCAGGGTTGGATATTGATCTCGAAGCCCACGCTGGTGCGGGGATGGATCAGATTGGCGTAGACGATATGCAAATGCCGTTCTTGCGTGTGGTACAGGCACTGTCCTCGTACTGCAAGAAGAGCGACCCAGACTATATTGCTGCGGCTTCGCAAGGTGACTACATCAACACGGTCACCAAGCAACTGTGGAAGACTGACGAAGGTGCTGACCTGTACGTTATTCCGTGCGGGTATACCACCAAGAAGCTGGAGTTTGTACCTCGTGATGCGGGCGGTGGGTTCCAAGGTGAACTCGACCCGTCTGACCCTGTGCTTCGCCAGACTACGAAGGACGGTGGTATGGAACTGTTGCCTAATGGTAACGAGGTCGTGACTACCCACCAGCATCTGGTGCTTATCGTGGACGCTGAAACTGGTGCAACGCAACAGGCCGTCATGGATCTGAAGAAGACGGGCATCAAGGTGTCCAAGCGTTGGAACACCCAGATGAAGATGGTGCAGTACCCAGGTGCAAACGGCATGTTCAACCCACCTATGTGGGCTACTGTCTGGAAGCTGTCCTCTGTTGAGGAGAGCAATGACCGTGGGTCTTGGTACATCCCGAAGGTAGAAGCGGCAGAACCTACTGCTGTCCCTGCCTCTGCCATCAAAGAAGCGAAGGCATTCTTCGAGAGCTTCCAAGCTGGTGAAGTCAAGACTGCTGCGGGCACTGCCGATGAACTCGGCGGTGGTAACGACACCGTTGAATCAACTGACGTACCGTTTTAAGGACGGGGGGCGGGGTATAGATATTATACCTCGCCTATGATTCAGCCATGACATATGCAGCACAGTTCATGGCGGCGTTCAGGGGTCATTCCGCCGCACATGGACAAACAATTATCAAGAACGAAAGAAAGCAGGGCAAGCAACAGGCTCAGTCGTACATCGTTCGTCAACCCCTAACACTTGAACTCGTTGAGGGACACCTCAACGGACAGAAGGGTGTCGGTGCGATACCCATCAACGAAGACAACCAGTGCTACTTCGGGGCGTTGGACATAGACACGTATCCTCTTGACCTTCAGGCTCTTGATAAGAAGCTGAGAGATGCAGAGGTGCCAGCTATTGTCTGTCGCTCCAAGTCTGGTGGTGCTCATGTCTTTTTCTTTTTCACCAAACCTATTGCGGCTGGCGACTTCCGAGACAAAGCGTCAGAGATATCTGCGTTCCTCGGATACGGCGGCTGTGAAATATTTCCTAAACAGGAGGAACTACTTCATGAAAGAAACGATGTCGGAAATTTCATTAACCTACCGTACTTTGATCAAGAACTCACAACAAGGTACGCAATCTTACCTTCAGGGGATGAGGCAGACCTCGGACAATTCTTGGAACTTGTCAACACCAGAGGAATTGAGGAGCCAGCTACATTCCTTAACCTACAACTTGGAGGGTCGTCCGAACAATTCAAAGAGTGGCCGCCGTGCCTAAAGTATCTCCTTACAATGGGGATACCAGAGGGCGGACGTAACACAACCATGTTCAATGTTGGGGTTGCCTGTAAGATGGTTGACCCTGACAACTGGAAGGCGTTGCATGAGGAGATCAACACCACGTATTGCATCCCACCTCTGCCAGCTTCAGAGATCGTGACTATACAGTCGCAGCTTGAGAAGAAGGACACCTACTATTACACCTGTGAACAACAGCCGATGGCATCGAAGTGCGACAAACTGACATGCAAGCGCATGAAGTATGGCATTGGCAGTCAACAGCAAACCTTAGACGTGGGCGGACTATCAGTGCTGCTGTCCGAGCCACGTCTTTGGTTCATGGATGTGAACGGGCGTAGGCTTGAACTCTCTACAGAAGAACTGCAAGTCCCGTTGAAGTTTCAGCGGGCTTGTATGGAGCAGCTTAACTTCATGCCCACTGCAATGAAGCCTACCGATTGGCAAGTTGTGGTCAATGATATGATGGAGAATCTGAACACCATCGAGGTGCCAGAGGAACTGACATTCAAGGGACAGTTTGCAGCACTGCTCGAAGACTATTGTACGGGTCGCATACAAGCGCAGTCACCTGAAGAGATGACACTTGGCAAGCCGTGGACTGACGAAGGTAAAGTATTCTTCAAGCTAGAGGGTCTGATGCAGTACCTGAAGCTGAAGAACTTTAACGAGTACACTCGTGCCCAGATACAGGAGCGACTAAAGATAGTTGCAGGGGACGATGAGTGTCATGGGTTGAAGCGATACAAGACCACGAAGGGGGATTGGAAATCAATACGTGTATGGTGGGTGCCAGAGTTTGCTGGTGAAGTAGAGGTCGATGCACCGCACGTGCCATCTACGGAGGTGCCTTTCTAATGGAAACGACAAACATCTTTGGACCACCTGGTACAGGTAAAACAACCACCCTTATTAACATAGTAAAAAAAGAGCTTGAGAACGGTACCCTTCCTGAACGCATTGCGTTTGTATCGTTCTCTCGCAAAGCAGCGGAAGAAGCACGTAACAGAGCGGCGGAGCAACTGAACCTTGATGAGCAACAGCTTGTCTGGTTCAGGACTCTGCACTCTATGGCGTATCAGTTTCTTGGGCTTGCTCCCCATGAGGTTCTTCGTGGGTCAGACTACACAGAGATCGGTAAGATTCTGGGCACAGAGTTTACCAGTAATTCTTCTCTAACAATGCAAGACGGGGTGCTGTTCTCATCAGGCAAACGTGGTGATACATATCTTGGTATGTACCAAGAGTCACGGGTGACGGGCAAGGATTTGGAATCTCTGTTCAACGAGAAGGAAGACTATCGTCTCAACTTCCAAGAACTGGACAACACAGCCCACGTCCTTCGTGAGTACAAGCGGGAGAACCAGAAGCTGGACTTTGTGGATATGATCGAGAAGTTCGTAGCACAGGGGCTAGGCCCCCAGCTTGACTGCCTTATCGTTGATGAAGCACAAGACCTCGTGCCCTTGCAATGGAAGATGGTACGTGAGGTGTTGATGCCTCGCGCCAAGCGGGTGTACTTTGCTGGTGATGACGACCAGTGTATATACAATTGGATGGGCGTGAACGTTCATGACTACATCAGAGCGGGGGACAAAAAGATTGTTCTGGAAAAATCTTACAGGCTCCCTGCCCCTATAAAAGAAATAGCAGAGAAAACAATAAACACCTATGTAGGCCGTTATGATCGTGTGGAAAAACAGTGGTCAGCGGCGGAACATGATGGCGTGGTATGCTGGCATCGTGATATGATGGACGTAGACCTAACCAAAGGTGAATGGTTAATCCTAACAAGGACAAACTATCTTGCGAATCTCGTCTCGTCCTCTCTCAAAGAGCAAGGGTATCTCTATTACAGAGACGGTTCAGGTTGGTCTATCTCCCCCAACATATTAACTGGTATCGAGGTATGGCTAAAACTATGCAAAGGATCACGTGTAACGTCAGCGGAATTGAAGAACTTAGAAAAGGTTTTACGGAGCCACATTACTACGAAGGGTGGACGTTCAGCCTTGAAACTCCTAGACCAAGATCGGGACTACGGTCTCGAAGATATAAAAGGGAGCTTCTCCTTGCCCGTCTCGAACGAGACTCCGTGGTGGGAAGTGGTGAAGGTGTCGGAGAAGGAGCTTGCGTACATAGCGTCAGTGCGGAGAAGCGGCGAGAAGATTCTGACCAACAAGCCGAGGATCAAGATATCGACTATCCATCGTCAGAAAGGTGGCGAAGCGGATAACGTTCTCCTCTTCCTAGATTCATCAGCAGCAGCGGTAAAGGACGACAGGCAGTTACCGCACGAAGCACGTGTCTTTTATGTTGGGATGACACGAGCCAAGAAAGAATTACACATCATAGAACCGAGGACGAAGTATGGATTCTACATCTAAAGAAAAGTGCGTGTCGAAAATGACGACACAAGAATTTGCACAGCATCTCAAAGACAAGAAGGAAGAACTGTTCAACCAACGGCTACCAGGCAGAAGCGCGGGCTGCTTCAGCAAGACAATGTTCAGGGGTTACGGTTCAGCAATGAAGCGGAGGCACACACCATGAAGACACGAGAAGACTTCCTCAAGCAAGCAGAGTCCTTGATCAATGGGCCAAGAGCCAAAGAGTATGGCCCTGCAAGGCTAAACCATCAGCGTATCGCGGACATCTGGACTATCCTGTTAGCCAAGAAGCTGGCAGCAGACATCACGCCCGAAGATGTAGTGGCCTGTATGGTTGGCTTGAAGCTGGCCCGTCTTGCAGAGGACATACACAAGGATGATTCGTGGGTGGACATCATCGGTTACGCTGCACTAGGTGGAGAGATTATCAATGACGAATGAGAAGTATCAGAAGCCTGACCCAACAACAGGACTGATGACAGCCATAGGCTTTGACAAAGCTATCATGGGTGTAACAGAAAGAAACGGTGCATGGATTGTCGTGTACTGTGTCGAGGCGATGCTGGGCATCCTTGTTGAAGAGCATGAGATGACACCAGATGAAGCGTTGGAGTATTTTGAGTTCAACATCGAGGGGGCATATGTCGGTGACTTCACACCAATCTTTGTACACACAACAGACTTGGAGTCGTACACCAACGACATAGACGAGACTAATGATACAATACGATCTACTGAACACTGACCTACAAGAGGCAGCAATCAAGCGCATAGAAGAGGAGTGGATTCCACCCGCTACCTTTCCCGACCTCACGAACTGTGAGCGTATCGCTATCGACCTTGAGACACGCGACCCTAACCTGACAACGATAGGGCCAGGCTGGACACGGGACGATGGATACATCATCGGTGTTGCGATTGCAGCGGGCGACTTCTCTGGATACTACGCTATCCGACATGAGGGCGGCGGCAACTGGCCTGAGAAGAAAGTCTTTACGTGGCTGAAGCGGCAGCTTGAAACACCTCACATCGAGAAAGTATTTCACAATGCTATGTATGACCTCGGCTGGCTACGGTGGGCGGGGGTCGAGGTACAGGGGAAGATTATCGATACGATGATTGCCGCTCCTGTGCTCAACGAGAATCGTAGATATTACAACCTGAACTCTGTGGCGGGGGAATACCTTGGCGAGTGGAAGGACGAGAAGACTCTACAGATGGCGGCAAAGTGGTATCACTGCGACCCCAAGAAGGACATGTGGAAGCTGCCCGCACAACTGGTGGGCAAGTACGCTGAACAGGATGCGGCTATCACACTGAAGCTGTGGGAGAGACTACAGAAGGAGATAAACTCTGACGAGGTCAGTGCCATCTTCGAACTGGAGACGAGCCTGTTGCCAGTGCTGCTGGACATGAAGACTCGTGGCGTTCGTGTAGACATAGACAAAGCAGAGCGTACGAAGAAGCTGCTGCTGAAGAAAGAGAAAGATTTACTTGCGGAAATAAAGGATCTCACCCAGATCAACGTGGAACCGTGGGTCGCCACATCTATAGCAAAGGCGTTTGATGTCCTTGGGATCAGATACGATAGGACAGAAAAGTCTGATGCGCCGTCCATTACAAAAGAGTTTCTGCTTAACTGTGACCACCCCGTTGCACACAAGATTCTTAAACTTCGTGAGTACAACAAGGCCAACACGACCTTTATCGATACAATCCTTGAACATTCTCATAACGGCAGAATCCATTGTGACTTCAACCAGCTTCGCTCTGATGATGGTGGTACTGTAACAGGACGATTCTCTTCGTCCAACCCGAATCTCCAGCAGATCCCTGCACGTGACCCTGAGATCAAGGCGATGATTCGTGGTTTATTTATACCAGAAGAGGGGACAAAGTGGGGAAGTTTCGACTACGCTGCACAAGAACCTCGCTGGTTGGCGCACTACTGTGCACAGATACAGGGGCCAGACCGCCATCCACAGATCGATGAGGTCATTGAGGCATACAAAGAAGGCGATGCTGACTTCCACCAGATGGTCGCGGACATGGCTGGCGTGACACGTAAGCATGCCAAGACTCTGAACCTCGGTATCATGTATGGCATGGGCAAAGGTAAGCTGGCGAACATCATGGACATGTCGATGGAAGAAGCCACCGAACTGTTACAGAAGTATCACCAGAACGTGCCGTTCGTGAAAGGCATCTCTGACTTGGCGATGCGGCAAGGACAGAACAACGGGTTCATTCGTACATGGCTGGGTCGCAAGTGCCGCTTCAACATGTGGGAGCCGAAGTCCTACCAGTACAACAAGCCGCTGCCGCTCGAAGAAGCCGCGAAAGAGTACGGGGGTCGGGGGTCGATCAGACGTGCGTTCACCTACAAGGCGTTGAACAGACTGATACAAGGGTCAAGTGCTGACCAGATGAAGATGGCAATGGTCGAGTGTTACAAGGAAGGCTACCTTCCATCCCTGACCATCCACGATGAACTCTGTTTCAACATAGAAAGTGACGAACAGGTCGAGAGGATCAAGGAGATCATGTGTACCTGTGTCCCGAACATGAACCTACCGTTCGATGTTGACGTGGCAATCGTGGATAATTGGGGAGAGGTGGACTGATATGTTAAAGGAACCTTGTTTTTTTAACATATCATGTTAAAAATGGCGATTCTCAGCGACCTCAAGGTACTATGACACGTCCATCGTTGCTGAAGGCCCTGAGAATCGATGTTTTTATGTAGTGATTACAGCTACTTAGAAAAGGCTACCAGCCTTGTTAATTGCTACTTCTTCGGGGTCTGACGACACACCCTGGATATTTACCGTACAATTTGCGGTCTCACCCTGGCAGCAATCGTCAATATTCTGCCCGCATGTCAGGCATTGTACATGACCGTGGACTTCTACAGTCCTCAGTAACTCTCCGCAGCGTGTGCATCTCTTGCAATGGTCTTTGACTTGCATCTTTTATAAGCTCCTTTTCCCTTCTTCGGTTTAACAACACGAAGACTGAAGCGGCGGTCTGCTATGACTCTAGCTATCGGATTCCTTTTCTTCATTTCCAACAGCCCTCATCCTTGCTACTAAACGCCGTGCGCGATTGGGCACCTGAGTGTACCACCTGGAATCAACCATAGCATCGGCACAAGCGTTCCAATCTTTTTCCTCGACAGCTTTCTTGAGGTCAAGAAACTTTGACAGGCGTGGATACCCCAGGTTGAATGCCATGTTGCTTAGTATGTGACACACTTCCTGTGGTAAATCATCGAAGCCTGGGTACAACCGCCGACAGTCCTCAAGACATACTAGCATATCTAGCTCGAAAGCTCTATGAACTCTTTCCTGTTCGATGACTGTGCCGACAGGCTTGCCGTGTTCGGGGTCAGTCTCTTTAACTAGGTGACCAATTCCGAACGTTGGGAGATGGAGATGATCGAGGTATATCTCGTACTTGCAGCCCTCATCGTCAGCAATCTCCTGACGCAGAACTTCCATATTGATTGTCATGTTTTGCTCCTTGCCGCAATCTGTGCATTACGCATGGCGGTCACGGGGTTTTTGCCCAAAAGACTAGGGTCTGTTGGGGTGGGCGTTGGCGTTACAACAGGAGGAGGTGCGGCGGGTCCCGTAGTGTTGGAGGAAGTGGGACCCACCGCTGGTGCTGCGCCTTGAGGTGACGGAGGACTGACAGGCGCAGATGGTAATGACGGCTCGAAGTCGAACATTGCTGGAGCGGACGAAGTCGTTGGGCGGGGGACGGGCTTTGTAGATGGTACGCCAAACTTTTTGTTCTCGTAGATATCCATCATGTCTTTAAGCTCGTCTATCGGAAGCTCGATGTCGTTGTCCCTTGCCCGCTGCCGCACAGCTTTTGATATATCTGAAGGTTCATACTCACCACGAAACACATCCTTTGTGCCGCCGATACCAGCTTTCTTGAACACACGTTTGATGTCGTCTTCGTCCATGCCAAGTTTCTTCATGTCCTGAATCATGAGATACATGTCGTTCTT